TAACCACAGCAAGCCCGCATTTTTGCCGCCTTGCTGGGGATAAGAGCCGCCAGTAGTTTACTGCCCGCTTTTTGCAGAAGTCAATTCTGTTAGAGCGGGTTTTTTGATACGGAGGTGCATTGATAATTTTTCGGATGGACTTTATCGGCGGGCGTGAATGCCTGTGGACTTACGCGCGAATGCTGGAAATGACGAGGTTGATTTGGGAAAGATAAACTGGACGCTAAAACAATTCAGGCTGGACGAACTCACGGATTATTACAAGAATCCGCGTTCGCTTTCTGAAAAGGAATTCAAGCAACTCAAGACTTCGCTTGACAAGTTCGGCATGATTGACAAGCCGATTGTGAACGCGGATTCGGCGCATACCATCATCGGCGGTCACCAGCGCAAGCACGTTCTGGAAGCGAGTGGCGTAAAAGAGATTGAGTGCTGGATTCCCGACCGCGAGTTGAGCGACAAGGAAGTCGAAGAGTTGAACATCCGACTGAACAAGAATACCGGCTCGTGGGATTTCGACACGCTGGCAAGCGAATTCGAACTTGACGACCTGCTGGACTGGGGCTTCACTGAGATGGATCTCGGGATTTACCCTGAAGACGAAGAAGAAGGGGCAGAGGAAGAAGAAGTATTAAGACCAAAAAATTTCATGCGCATTCTTATCTCAGTTCCTGTTAATTCAGCAATAGAGGTAAAAGATACAATCGAATCGCTTAGCGATATTCCTGGGATAGAAATTGATTATGGTGCTAATTGAAAACAGATAACAGCCATATTAAAGCGAAAGTAAATCTAAGGATAAATCATCTTCCGGAAGGTGATATTTATGTTTTAGATTGTTATTCTGGAAAAGGTATTATTTGGAAAGAAATCAAGGACCGTACTGGAAGGAATATTAAAGTGCTTCCAATTGATATTAAAAAAGATAATATTTTTCATTTGGTAGGGAACAAATTGGACTTTCTGTCAACGATTGATCTTTCAAAGTTCAACGTGGTTGATTTGGATGCATATGGAACACCTTTCGAGCAATTGGAAATTTTATTTAAAAAAGAATATCATGGGACTGTTTTTGTAACTTTTATTCAAAGCATAATGGGCGCGATTCCATATAGATTATTGGAATCGGTTGGTTTTACAAGAGAGATGATTAATAAAATACCAACTCTTTTTTATCGGTGTGGATGGAATTACTTCTTACAATATCTGGCGAATAAAAACATAGATAAAATATATCATTATTCTTTTGACAGGAAGCATTATCTTTATTTTACAATGTGATTCTAAAGCTCCTATAAAGAGTTTTAAACATTAATAATATTATTTTCCGCTGAAAATTAACATATTTTTACACCCATATATAGCTAATTATTCTAAATATTGCTTGTTTTCGCCATATATAGTGCTTAATATCATAAAAAGCAGAAAAAAATACCCTATTAAATATACCTATTTTTATTAAAAATGCAACCATGGGCTTCTACGTTGTTTGTTTAATAATTAGTTTATAAAGATGTATTAACATATTATTGTAAATTATTATGTTTTGGATTATAATTATGTATAAGGAGATCAGAAAATGAGACAACTTACTTTAGAAAACATTATTGAATCGAATGAAAACGTCAAATTATCAAATGACGGCGTTTCCATTGTTGGGTGCAGTTATATTTATGCACCCAAAGGACAAGCTGGTGAGTATGCACCGCTTGCATGTAATCCATATAGAGGATGTGGACATAAATGTGCTTATTGCTATGTTCCAGCAGTATTAAATATTTCCAGATCTGAATTTGATTCAGAGGCTGTCCCACGCCCTAATTTCATTAACAATTTGAAAAAAGATGCTAAAAAATATGAAGATGCTGGAATCCATGAGCAGGTAATGCTTAGTTTTACAACAGACCCTTACCACCCGGGTGATAACAGCCTGACAAGGAAAACAATTCAGGTATTGATTGATCACGGACTTTCGTTTTGCACCCTGACCAAAGGCGGAAGTCGGGCTCTTCGGGATATTGATCTTTTCCGCTATGAAAGAGATGCTTTTGCAAGTACACTTACCAGCTTAGATGATTCTTTCAGCCTAAAGTGGGAACCTGCTGCTGCTCTTCCAAAAGATAGAATAAAAACACTTAAAACATTCCATGATTCTGGCATTTTTACATGGGTAAGCTTGGAACCTACTTTGGATTGCGAAAGCAGTTTGCAAATTATAAAAGAAACTCATGAATTTGTTGATTTATATAAAATTGGGAGAGCAAATTATCTTCCGATTACAAAAACAATAGATTGGGAAACATATACCCATGAAGTTGTCGACTTGTGCCAAAAGCTGGATATAAAACATTATATCAAGAAAGACCTCCAGATTTATTTACCTGATGGGTATTCAAATTCGAAAAGAGTTCCACAACATAATTGATTAATCAAATTATATCAGCATAAATGCCCGAAAGGGCATTTTGTATTTAAGAAATCCAGATAGTATGATATAATCAAAACAATGGCGAATGAACTTGGCAGTAATACACAGGACAATATTTAAGGTTATAATCCGGATAGGAGATAAAACATGGCAGGCGGAAGACCGACAATCGAACTGGATAAAAAACAATTTGAAGCTTTGTGCGGTTTTCAATGCACTCTTGCCGAAATTGCTTCCCATTTTGACGTTACCGAAAAAACAGTTATTGCGTGGTGCAAAAGAACGTATAAGGACACTTTTTACAGCGTTTTTGAACAAAAAAGGGGAAAAGGGAAAGTTTCTTTGAGAAGAAGGCAGTATCAAAAGGCGATGGACGGAGACACGGCCATGCTGATATTCCTTGGCAAGAACTGGCTGGGACAGGCTGATCGTCCTGAACTGTTAGGCGCAGACACGGAAGCAGAAGCAAAACAAGGACACGAAACGCTCATGAAAGCCATACGGAACTTGAAAGATGATAATCCAGCAGATTAGCCCGAAGCAGGGGAAAGTCCTTGCGTTCATCGAGCGCGAAGAATCAATTCTCATCGCTGACGGATCGGTTCGATCCGGGAAGACGACGGCGATGACGATGGCATTCCTGATCTGGGCGATGGAATATTTCGACCGGACGAACTTCGCGATTTGCGGTAAGACGGTCACTAGCGCCGAACGGAATATCATCAAACCGGTCCAGCAGATCGAAAATCTTCCGTATGTTATGCACTACCGCAGAATCGAGCGGCTTCTTGTCGTCCAGTGTGGGAAGAAAGAAAATTACTTCTATGTGTTCGGCGGGAAGGATGAGAGTTCGTACGCACTAATCCAGGGTATCACTCTCGCGGGCGTCCTGTTCGACGAGGTCGCACTGATGCCGCGTTCCTTTGTCGATCAGGCAATCGCGAGAACGCTGACGTTCAAAGATGCGAAGCTGTGGTTCAATTGCAATCCGGAAGACCCCGAGCATTGGTTTCATCAGAATTTCATCCAGCAGAAACGCGAAGATACGATTCGCCTTCATTTTCTCATGTCGGACAATCCGATCATGACCGAAGCAGAGATCGAGAAGGCTTCCAGGATGTTCACCGGCGTCTTCTTCCAACGTTACATTCTCGGCCTGTGGGTGCGCGCTGAAGGGGTGATTTTCCGGCAGTTTGCGGATAACCCATCTAACTGGCTCATTGATGAGCTTACTGAGTCAGAAATGCGCTCTCTACGATTCATAACATTTGGCGTGGACTATGGCGAAAATAAATCGCATACAGTTTTTGTGGCAACTGGGTTCAACAGGAACGCAAGCAGCATTTACGCCCTTGCAGAGCGAAAGCTTGACAGCAAAGGAATTGACCCAGTAGCGATTGAAAATGCTTTTGTAGATTTTGTTCGTGATATTATGCGACTTTATCCAGGGGTGCGATTGACATATGCTTTCTGTGATCATCCTGAAACAATAACGAACGGAATCAATAAACGGCTGCAAAAAGAGCGGCTGCCGTTGGTCGCGGTCACTGCCAGAAAAGAAGAAATCAATACGCGTATTTATGCGCAAGACAAAATGCTTAATTTAGGAATTATGAAAATTCATAAACGTTGCCCCATGCTGGTTCACAGTCTTAGCAACCAGGTGTGGGATGAAAAGAAAACGGGTGACGTACGCCTTGATAATAACCCTGATATTGCGGACATTGCGGACGCGTGGGAATACAGTTGGCAACCGTTCATTGATGAAATTGGAGTGAGATAGTTATGAACGTTAGACATGTTATTAATGCAATAAAAGAAATTACGAAGCGCGACATTCACGAGTCGCCGATTTATGAAAAAATCGCCGAGTGGCGCGCGTGGCTTGATGGGGACGTGAAAGGTTTTCATGAGTATCAGGCGATGACGGACCTGGTGAACAAAACCTACACAAAAATCAGGCGCTACAAAACAGACATGCTAAAGCGCGGATCTGAGGATTGGGCGTCATTGTTGTTGAACGAAGGCACACGTATTGAGCTTGATGATAAGGCAAGTGAGAAATGGCTGCTTGGCGAAAATGGATTAGGCGGTGTGTTGGATGATAACGCATTCAGGCGCAACGCCAATGAGTTGATTGTCACTTCTCGGTGGTCTGGAACAGGCGCGTTTGAAGTCTATGTTGATAACATGCAAGTCGCAGCGGATGATAGTGCGAAGTTGCTGAAGGGGGATAGCGTTGGTATCAACTTTTTATCTGCTGACCAGATATTCCCGATTTCTCACCGTAACGGCATTTTGAAGGAAGTGGCGTTCGCGAGCAATAAAGTCATTGATGGCGAAAAGATGACCGAAGTCACAATGCACACGCTTGAAGGTGGGCAATACACGATTACAAAGTTTTATATCGGTGACAGTGGCAAAGTTGTTGGCGCGCCGGTCGCTATTCGCACACAGTCACCAAAACCGTGGTTCAGCATCGTGCGCAAGTCTGGTTACAACCGTTATGACCCTGACAGTCCGTTTGGCGTGTCCATAATTGACGGGTCTGAAGATGTCATGAAAGGGCTTGACGCTGCTTTCGATAACTTCATTTTGGATTTTCAACTTGGTAGAAAAATGGTGTTCATGAATTCGTCCATGTTCGCCGAAGGTGTGGACGGTCGGATGGTCGCGCCACAAATGGCAGGAGCAAACCTGTTCTTGAATACAGGCGACAGTATAGCGGAAGGCAAATTCATTGAGGAATACAACCCGAAAATCCGTGTTGATGAGAATGTGTTGGGGCTTCAAAAGATGCTGGACTTATTCGCATTCAAAATCGGGCTTGGCGAAGATTTTTATCGCTTGGATAAAAGTGGCGATATCCAGACTGCTACTGAGTTTATCGGTTCAAAACAGACGCTAATCAAAAACGCCGCCAAAGAGATGATAAGCGTTACTGAGGCACTGGTTCAGATTGTTGAGGCTATCCTTTGGGTCGGCGAATTTGTCCTGCAAGTTCCAGGAGTAAAGGCTGACGCGATGGTAACAGTGCTGCCAGACGATGGCTATTTGACAGACGAATACACAGAGCGTCGAATGTGGCAAGAAGAAATAGCGCAAGGACTGCGGTCGCCTGTTGAATATCGGGTACGTTTTTACGGCGAAAGTGAAGCGGACGCGATTGAAGCGATAAGGAAAATGAGAGAGCAATATCCGACAATAAGGCAGCTTATTGAGCAGCGAGATGACATTTAATGACTGACATCCATGCTTTTGATGCCGCAGCGGAACGAGCGGCGAACAGGTTAGCGCGCGAAAACAGCCGTATTTTAGAAGTGTTGGGCAAGCGCATTGCTAAAATCAGGAACTCGAAAAAAAACACTGAGTTAGGGCTTAGGTTCGAGTCTGAAGCGGAAGCCAATAAACTTTTGCAAAGCCTTGATCATATACTGAGTAAAGCGGTCGCCGATGGCGAGATGATTGTGTCTCAGGCTGGTGAACTGGCAGGAAGTCAGGCGATTGCCTTTTTTGAGCATCATGGATTGGAATTACTACCGCAACAGAAAGCCGCGCTCATTGAAAATATGCTTGCGAGTGTTCAGCAAATAACTGGTGGCGCGTTTACTAACCTGGCTAACACGTCCGCAATTGGTGTCCGGTCGGTTGGGCTTGATGGACGTGTTATTTACCGAGGCTTTCGCGAGGCTTACATGGACATAGTAGACAGAGCGATTACAGACATGGCAACAGGTGGCGGTTTTGAACCCGCATTCAGGCAGGCACTGAGACAGTTTGCGGATAGTGGCGTGCGGATTGTTGATTACGCATCTGGCTGGTCACAGCGGCTGGATAGCTTTTTGAGACGGTCTATTCTGGATGGCGTGCGTGATATTTGGCAGGCAAACCATGATAGGGTTGGTAGGGAGTTTGGTGCTGACGGGGTGGAGTTATCCGCTCATGGCGGCTGTGCGCATGATCACCTTCCCTAT